CTAATAAATTCATAATCTTGTTTTTTATGATTTAATTTATTATTATAGTTTATAATTGTTTTTTCTAATATACATAATGATTCTTCCAATAATTTAATTTTTTCATTGTTTATATTATTTTGTAGTTTTAATATTTTTATTTTATTTATAGAAATTATTATTTTATCTTCTGAATTAATAGTTTTTAAGCATGTATTACATTTTGAATTTACTATATCTAAGTTATTTAAATGTCCACAACTTAAAGCTATACTATGTATCATAATGTCTAGAATATAATGTCTAGAATATAATGTCTAGAATATAATATATTTGTTTTTATATAAAAATTTTATTTAAATTTAAATAAGTTTTAATGTTAATTATTCAAGAGATATATTGTTTTCAATATTAGTTAAAGATTTATTTAAATTATCTATATTATTTTTGACTATATCAAAAGATATAAGAGGATGGTTTTCATAATATGATTTTATGAAAATAGAGAGTAAATTAGATTTAGAAACAGAAATTAAAGAAGGAATTATTTGATTATTTATATATAATATAACTACATCCATAAATGTATGATAGTTATTTAAAGATGGTGAATAATATAAATCTATAAAATTTTTTAAATGATATTCAATAAATAATGAATCATCATTTAAAATGTTTAAATTATAAGGTAAAGAAGTAATAATAAAATCTTTATTAAAAGAAGTTAAATAATATTGGTTTTCTTGATTATAATAAAATAGAATAATATAAGGATATAAATCATTAAGTTTAATAAAGTTTATATTATTGTTAGAAAACACTATACAATTTAATTTATATAATTTTAAAAGAATATCAAGTAAAAAAATATTATATTTAAATTGTGGATTTTTAAAATTTGATTTAAACATTAATAAAAATTCATTTTTAGAATTATAATTCATAATTTTACAATAATTTAAAACATTTTGTTTTATTTTATTTTCTGTAATATTAACTTGTTGAGTTTTTAGAATTTTATTAAAAATTTTAATTAAATAATAATTTTTATATTTTATATTTAATTTTTTTAAAGGTAGATCATGAATATAAGAAAAATCAGGATGTTGTAATAAATTTACATCATTTAAAATATGCATTTTAAATTATATATATATATTATTTTTTAAAAATAACTTTCATTATCATTAGATAATAAATTTGATTTAATAGATAAGTTGAAACCATTTGTTTTTACCGATGAAACTTCTAAAATTTTTTCACGTCCAAAAGAATTAACAAGAGCTCTTTTTAATTCTTTAATTTCAGGAATTTTATAAGAAGGATAATTAGAATCCCACCAAATACGAAAAGTAGTATAAATTTCTTTATTAGGAGTAAATTCATCAGATTCTATTAAACATTCATTAATAAAATCACTAAATTTATCATTATCATGTTTATATTTATTAGTTGAATCAATAACTTCATTTGGTTCTGTAATAATATAATTATATTCATTTACATATTTTTTATAATAATTAATAAGAATAAACATAAAACAAGATTTCCATGATTTCAATTTATCTTTTATATTAGGTACAATTTTAAATTCATTAAATTTCTTAGGATTGTCACAAAAACGACTATTAAATTCTATTACTCGTAAACGACGCCATGTACCACCATCATTAGAAGCAATTGATGGAAGATCATTACAACATAAAACCATTGTTCCTTGTAATTTAAATGTAATAGGTGATTTAAATAATTCACGAGCAATAATATTATCACCACCTGTTAATTGTTTTAATAATCCTGTTCGAAGAACATCATTATGTTCTGGTTCTTGTAAAGAAAAAAACCTTTTTCCACGCAATCTTACTAAATCAGGTGTAGCATTTGAAGAAGCAGTTCTTTTTTGAGTTAATAAACTAATATCAATAGATGTTGAATAACCACCCAAAGCCATTTCTAAAAAATTAATCAAAGTCGATTTTCCATTAGCTCCAGTAATACCTGTCCATACAAAAAATTTGTCATCTAATAATCCAGATAATGATTTACCTAATACTAATAATAAATATTCTTTAATATCATTATCTGTAATAATTTGAGATAAGAAATTCATTATTTCATTAATTTTAGAGTCTTTATGTGTATATTCAATATAATCATAATCAGTTGATAATGTCAAATAATCATCATATTTACCTTCTCTGAATTCAAATTTAGACAAATCATAAATACCGTTATTAAATCCGATAAGCATAGGATTTGAATCTAATTTATTGTAAAAATTAGGATCTATATTATAATAAATATTTGCTAATTCTTCTAATATATTTTTTTTAAAAGATGTATTTTCTAAATTTTTAATTAAATTATAAATAAGTTTTTTATTTTGAGCATTATCATTTTTTTCATTTTCATCTGTTCCATCACAATCAATTAAATTTAAATATTTTAAATAATATTTTGGTAATTCTTCAGATAACATAATATATAATCCACATGATTGTTCAATCCATCTAGTACCATTAAATTCATACCATGTTTTATGTTTTAAATTATCAATACGGTATTTATTTGGATAAAGTACGGAAATTAATTTTGCAATTGAAAAATGCCCTCCGTAAATAGATTTTTTTATTAAATCAATATTATTATTTAAAAAAGAATCCATTTTTGTTTTAATTTTAATGGATTTGCCTTTACACTCTGAATTATAACAACGTAATTTACAGTTATATGTTACAGTATTATATTCTAAATATAAATAATATTGTTTTCTTTTATGTTCACAATTATAAAAAGGACAATGTCTTTCTTTTAATAAAATAAATTCAATATTATTTTCTTTTTTTATATCTGTTATTAGATGTTTAAGATTTTCATAAAATATGTTATTTGTATAATATTGTAAAGTATTTGGTTTTAACGTTTCATTTTTTATTTCATTTTTTTTTAAATTTATATTTAAATCTGTTGTCAAATCTGTATGTAATTCAATATTTAATTGTAGTTTCTTATTATTATCAAAATTTTTAATAGACGATTTCAATAATAACTCAAAAGTTAAATTATTATATTCTTTTTTAAAAATATTATAAATTTCATAAACTTTATTACTATTAGTTTTATATGATCCTATTAAACGCAATCCAGTATTATATACTGAATTATCTATAATTTTTTTATAAATTTCATTTAATTTACATAATTTATCATTTATATAGTGTATTATATTAGTATCAATAATTATATCTGGATATATCAAATGATATCTGGTATCTGATTTATGTAATATATAATTTATATTTGCATTACAATTTAAATTTAAAATTGTTTTTTCTACATCATTAATAAATTTAATAACCAAATCATCATTTAAATTTATATCTTTTGAATCTAAATCATAAAACAATTTAAAATCTTCCTTATTAATTTTTTCAACAATATATAATTTTTCTGTTTTGTAATTATTATAATAACATTTAAAAAAATTATATATATTTTTTTCATCTATGTTGTATTTACCACCTTTTAATGATAAATGAGTTGCATTTTTTGCATCATTTGTTTTAAATTTATTAATAAATTCATAAAATTTCATTATAAAAATTTTAATATAATTAAATTTTTTTAAAATATCTTTTTAAAATATCTTTTTAAACTATCTTTTTTAATTCATGTATTTTTTTATAAATCAATTTTATTTATCTATTGTAATGGCACCTTCTTTATTTCAATTACAAACATTAGGTCATCAAGATAAATTTTTAACATCTTTACCTGAATTAAATTATTTCAAATATGTATATTCGCAATATGTTAACTTTGCTATAGATGTTGTAAAATTACAAAGTAATGATCAAGTTGATTTTGGCAAAACTTGTAATTTTAAAATACCTAAAAATGGACATTTTTTATATAAATTATTTTTACATATCAAACTTCCTGCTTTAGTTAAATCATCTGGTTCATATTTATCATGGATTGATTCTTTAGGTTTTGGAATTTTTGATGGATCTATTAAATTTGAAGTTGATGGAATTGTAGTTGAAGAATTATATCCACAACTTTCTGATATGTTATATGAACTTTCTAAAGATAATATAAATTATAATAATTTAGTTCTTAAATCAGATTTATATATTGCATCAAAGTATAATGCTCTTACAGATGTAGATTTAATGATCCCTCTTGATTTCTGGTTTACACAATCAACTAGTCTTTCTCTTCCCTTACTTTCAATGTTTAAACAAGATATTAATATAAATTTTAAATTAAAATCTTTTTTAAATGTTGTTAATTATGATGGTTCTGAACCCTCTCCTGTATCTGTTTCTGATTGTCAATTAATTACACAATATATTTTTGTAGATGATTCTATTTCACTTAAAATGCAAGATTCTGAACATAAATATATTATTAAACAATCTCAATTTAATAATTTAGATATCATTTCTGAAAATGCAGGTATTCATTCATCACCTTTAATTTTTAATCATCCTGTTTCACATTTATTATTTGCTTGTGTAGATATATCTAATTTTAATTCTAATAATATTTTTAATTATTCAAGACAAGATAATAATTCTCCTATTATTTCTGAAATATCACTCTCATTTGATGGAATAAAACGTTTTGATTTTCTACCTGAATCTTATTACCGTCTTGCATTCCCTTATACATTTTATCCTAATGTTCCTCAACGTTATATTTATACTATTCCATTTTCAACAGATCCCATGTCTGTTTATCCTTCTGGATCAATAAATTTTTCTCGTTTTTCAGATTCTGTACTTTCATTTAAATTATCTCAAAATAATCCAAAATCTTTAATTTATATTTATGCAATAAATTACAATATTCTTACAATTAATAAAGGTAATTTTGTTATCGAATATTCTGTTTAATATTATTATACATTTTCCATTATTCTATTCAATTTATTACTTGTTTCTATATTTTTAATATATATTAATCTTGTTTTATCTTTTATATGATTAATCAAATCAATATTTTTATTTGTATATTTATTTAAATCTATATAACTTAATTTATCAATCATTTCTTTTTTCATATTTATTATTTCTTCTTGTCTATAATTATCATTACCCTTAAATGTTATTATAGTTAATATATATTCTTCTCCATCATTCTTTTTTATTTTATATTCCTCTTTTATTGTATCATTTTCTTCATAATTTTTTACTAAACTCTTATCTAATAAATATATATCCTTCCCCTTTATTCTATCTAAATTTATATCATTTATAATATTTATTTCTGATTTTTCTATATTCACATTATTTTTATCTATTTTTATTATTTCTTTTAATTCAAAGTATTCTATACAACTATTACTCAATAAATTTAATATACCTACATCCTTCTTTGTACCATATAACAAACCTCTACCTAACTCATCTGTTAATATACATTGACTTATATTATTATTTATATTTGTTTCAATACTCTTTCTTATATCATTTATCATATTTTTTTTTGTTTTGTCACCACCGTCATCCTTATAATAAATATTTTTTAAATTTTTAGATCCATATTTTTTAACATATTCGTTATAACAATTAAATTCAAAATTAATATAAAAATCTATATCATTTTCTATTAATCCTTCCACATATTCTATTTCTTCAATTATACTTTCATATTCCTTTTCTATTATAGTTTCGTATAATATTATTATATTCTTTATATTTTTAAATAATTCATTATTTTTATCTATTTTATTTTCATTCCTTAAAATATAATATATCTCTTTATTTTTATTTATTTCATATATTTTACATATACCAATGAATTTATTTATTTTCATCATCTGTTTTATTAGTATATCATTTATTTTCTTTGAAGTTTTATTATCTATATATTTTTGAATTATATATATTATCTTTTTGGTTATTTCTATTATGTATATATATTTATTTATTATATTTTTAGTTATTTCTTCATTTATATTATCCTCATAATTATAATTATAAATATTATCAACTAAAATATTTTCTTTATGCTTTTTTATCATATTCATTACATTAATTTTATATTTGCTCATATCATTTATTAATTTTTTATTTTCTTTTTGTTTTAATATAATATTCGTCTTATCGTTTTCATTTTTTATAATTTGTTCATTTATAGTTTTATTATATTTATTTATATACTTGTTTTTTATTATATTTAAAAATCCATTTATTATTTTATCCTTTATTTTATTAGAATCCTTTATTTCACTTTTTATTGTATTTAAAATAATATCAATTTCATCTTTATTAATTGTTTCTATTATTACATTATTACTTATTATTTTTTGTATGTCATTTATTTCAGTTTTTCCTATATTATACCATTCTTTACTGTTTATTATATTTTTTATTTCTATTATAATTTTTTTTACATTTTCATTTGTCTTATTATAATCTATTTCATCATCTTTTTGTTTATCTGTTTCATCATCTATTTCATCATCTATTTCATCATCTATTTCATCATCTTTTTGTTTATCTGTTTCATCATCTATTTCATCATCTATTTCATCATCTTTTTGTTTATCTGTTTCATCATCTATTTCATCATCTGTTTCATCATCTGTTTCTTCATCTTTTTGTTTATCTGTTCCTTCATCTTTTTGTTTATCTGTTTCATCATCTATTTCGTCATTTTTTTGTTTATCTTTTTCATCATCTTTTTCTTTATATATTTCTTCATCTATTTCTTGATTTGTGTATAATTGATCAAAATCAAAAAATTCTTCATTTAATTTATCCAAATTATTTATTGATTCGTCAATTGTTTCATATTCTTTAAAAATATCTAATGAGCTCATTTAATACTTTTAAACAAAAAAATTAATCACTTATATCGAATTCAAAAGAAGACACGTCATCTATCAAACATTCAGTGTTTGTAATTTTATCTAAATATTTTTTATTATTTAATAATTTACAAGTTTCTTTAAAATTTAAAAAATCATTTTTGTTTTTAAAATATTTTTGTAATAAATCATATGTATTCTTTAATTTTGGTTTTATAATTTTAAACCATTCTTTTTTACGATTTATTTTAATAATTTGAAATTTATCTATTTTAAAATATATTTTTTTACCAGTTTTAGTATTACTCCAATCTATATAGTCTTTTGTAGTTTTACACTCTAATGGTGGATATAAATATTTACATGTATTTATTTCATTATAAACATTATTATCAATATTATTATAAACATTATTATTTATTTCATTATTAACATTATTATCAACAATATTATTTATTTCATTATCAATATTATCAACTTTATCAACCGTATTATCAATATTATTATTTATTTCATTATCAAATTCAGTTTTAACTTCATTTTCAATAATTATACCGTAATATTGTACATTTTCTAAATTATTAAATTCAGTTAAAGATATTTCTTTAATATTACATTCTAAAAAATCACATTCATTTAAATTACAAACTTCCATTTGTATCTGACATTGTACCCAATAATAAATTGGAGGATAAGATGATAATTTACGACTATAAGGGCATTTTATTTCTAACATTATACCATCATTTGTAATTCCATCAGGGGATGCACCTAACCATTTTAATCTAGAATGTTGTATAAATCCGAATTCTAAAACGTGTGTATTTTTTTCTTTCGTATATAATTGTACAGCAATTGGTTCATATTTATTACCCCATTCTGTATATTTATTAGATACAAATCCTTTACCTATATTAAAATAACTATCACATTTATTAATAATATAAGATTCTAAAGTATCAAAAGGACTTAAATTTTTATGTTCATTAAATTTTATGTTAGAAGTAGGAAAATCATCAATGTATGTTTTACAAATTTCTTCAGATAAATTTAAACAACTAGATGCTTCGCTTGCTGTAATACAAGTATTTCTTAAAGAATACCATTCTTTACTTTTTTGAGCAGGTTGTTTTTTATTTTGTAATTTTTTAACTTTATTAATAATCTTCATTTTATTATTCTGTATTTGTATTATTTTATTTATCGTGTTTAAATAAAATAATTTAAATAATTCATTTTTTTAATAATAAAAATGATTAATAAAATTGAAGAAGTTTTAGATAAAAAAATCGAATTAGAGAAATTATATAATGAAGCACAAGAAGAATTAATTTTAACAAAGAAAGTAAATCATGAAAAATACAATGAATGTATTAAAATAACACAAGAATGTATAAAATTTTTAGATGATCAGAATCCTTTTTTAATAAATCGTAATAAAGATGAAGTATTTTATATTTATTTAATATCTAGTGAATTATTAGTTAGATCTGTTGGTATAGGAGGAGATAGAAAAAACATTACAGATAATGAAAAGAATATATTATATGTTTCAGTATCACATTTAAAGAAAGCATTAGCTTTAGATCCTTTACATATTAAAGCAAAGGAACTTTATAAAATTGTAATGTTATATTTAACATCGTTTAGTGGAGATTTTAAAGAAAATATAAAAATAATAAAACAAATACTTACAGTAGACCCATATGATTTTCAAGTTCATTTTAATTTAGGATTTATGCATGGGCATTTAAATGAACTTGAACAAAGTATGTATCATTATAAATTAGCATTATTCATGATTGAAAAGGAGAAAGAATTATGTAAATTAAAGAATATAAGTGATACAAAAGGTTTAGATGAATTTAGAATCAAATGTTTAAATGGAATTGGAACTATATATTTCCATATCCAAGATAGAGATACTGCATTATATTATTTTTATAAAGCATATGATCTTAATCCAAATGATCCAGATATTAATAATCAATTAGGTGTAACATATACTGAAATTAGGAACACAGAAAAAGCAATGTATCATTACAATAAAGGTATAGAGAATTATAATGAAGCTATAATATCACAAGATAAAGAAATGTTAATAGCATCTATGTATATGAATAGAGGACTAGTATTATGTTATGAATGTAATTTTACAGATGCAATTGAAAGTTATAATCAAGCATTGAAATATAAACCAAGATTATCACTTGCATATCAAAATAAATTATTAGATTTGAATTATATATCACATTTAATTGAGGATCCAATGTATATTGCTAAATTACATAAAGCAATAAATAAAATATATCCAAAAGTAGTAAAAGATTATAAAACATCATTACCTAACTACAAAGTTAAAGATTCTATAGTAAAATGTAAAGATTATGATTCGTTTAAAGAATCTGATGATAAAATAAATATTGGATTTGTATCAGGTGATTTTATTTGTCATCCTGTATCATATTTCATTCATTGTATTCTACAAAATATTGATTACACTAAATTTAATGTATTTTGTTATTCAATGAAACCAGTAAATTTACAAGAAAGATTTAGAGATTGTAAATGGTTCTTTGTTAAAAATACATCACCAGAAGAATTAAAAGAATTAATAGAAAGTCACGAAATAGATATGTTATTCGATCTTTCAACACATACAGGAGATAATCGTTTGGATACATTTGTACTAAAACCATCACCTATACAAATTTCTTATTGTGGGTATCCAAATACAGCAGGTGTGGTTTCAATGGATTATCGTTTAACTGATAAAATATGCGATTCTAAAAAATCAGAAAAATACTATTCTGAAAAACTTGTTTATTTACCAAATAGTTTCTTATGTTATACACCACCAACTGGGATTGAAAATCCTCCACCTATATCAGAAGGTTCTCCTTATTATAACAATAATTATATTACATTTGGATGTTTCAATCGTTATAATAAAATAAATAAATCTGTGGTATCTACATGGGAAAAAATTCTAACATCTATTCCAAATGCTCGTTTAATAGTTAAAACTAAAGAATTTACAACTCCAAAATTAAAACAACAATTTTTAGATTCATTTGATAATCAATCTGTTATAGAACGTGTTCAAATTTTACCTTACTCTGATACTTTTACGGAACACTTACAAGATTATAATTTAATAGATGTTGCTTTAGATACCTTCCCTTATTCTGGAACAACAACTTCATGTGAATGTTTGTTTATGGGTGTTCCAATAATTACATTATATGACAATATTCGTTTTTATCATTCTCAAAATGTTACAAGTTCTTTATTAGAAAACTCTGGATTAAAATCATATATTACATATTCTAAAAAACAGTATATTGATAAAGCAATTGATCTTTCAAAGAATTTTTCTGATAACAAAGTATCTGTACGCAGTGGATTTATTAATGGACATGTTTGTAATTATAAAGAATTTGTTAAAAATTTCCAAAATACATTATTCAATTTATATAAAAATCACAAATGGTAATATTTTAAAAAGATAAATTAAAATTTAATATATTTTTATTATATATTAAATTTTATTATTCATATAATACAATAAATTAATTGTAAATTAATTTTAAACCATTAAGTGTCATTTTATATCCTAGAATATCAATTTCATTATTATGAACTTTATTATGACATTTTTTACATAAAGATACAAGATTATGCTTTGAGTTTTTATGAAAATGTTTATTAAAATTCATTTCATCTGAATCTTGTTGAAAATTTATATGATGTGTATCTAATTGTATATCTGTATCTTTTATAGGCATATATTCACATATTTCACACATACTTGATATTTTTTTGGTATTGTAATTACTTTTTTTAATATTTATCAATGTTTTTTTTTTTCCTATCAAATTGTTACGTATATTAAATGCTTGTGTCATTACATTAGAATCTACACCAACAACTTTAGCAACTTCTAAACCATACAACTCATTAGTGGGACCGTCTTTTAATTTCCTTTCAAAAATAATATTTGAATCATTTATAATTACACTTAAATGTTTTATTTTTATTTTATTATTATTTTGAATTTCTTCAATTTTAGAAACGTCCTGCAAGTGTGTTGTAAATAAAAATTTTGTATTTCTTTTAGATAATTCCAATATACTTGAAGCAAATATACTTGTTGCTGATACTACTTCTGTACCTTTTGTTAATTCATCAGATAAAACTAATGTTTTATTATCTGCCACATTTAATATATTTCTTAATCCAATCATTTCTGTTATATATGAACTTTGTGATTTCCATATATTATCATTCATATCTACTTGGGTTATTATTTTGGTAAATGGTGCTAGTTTTAGTTCTTCGCATGCTACATACAATCCACATTGTGCTAATATTATATTAATTCCTATGGCACGTAATAAACTACTTTTACCACACGAATTCAATGCATATAAGACTATACCATTTTCATTATCATTTAAAATTAAATCATTTGTTATATACTCTTCATCCTTATTAATATATTCTATTATAGGATGTCTTATCCCTTTTGCTTCAAAGTTTGAAATTCCATTTTGTATTATTGGTCTTGAATACTTATATTTATAATATAACATTACATTACATATAGTTATATCTGTAATTTTAATAAATTCTATTATTTTATTATTTAAAATTTTATACTTATTATATAACTCTAATTGTTTTTCACTGAAAAATTCTTTTATTAAATTTATTAATTTTTTTTCATTTTGTCTTAGTTTATCAGATAATTCATTTAGTTCAATTGTTGAAAATCTACATTGAGATGTATTTTTTTTAACATCTATTAATATATCTTTTTTAATATTTTTACTAAGTGCTTCAAATCTAATTTTTGTACATGAAAAATTATATTTATCATCATTTATTATTAGTTTCAACCAATCTCCTTTAATAGAAATTTTATTTTGTAATTCTGTTTTAATACTATTTACTTGTTTTAATAATTCATCTGATTCAATAACTATACAATCAATTAATTTATGTTGATGTTCTTTAATAAAATTATTAATTGTACCATCATCATTAATATATTTATGTTTATTCATTTTATCTATATTAAATATTTTATTGTATTCATTTATCATTTTTTCAAGTTCAATTTGTATATCTTTAATATATTCATTTCCAAATACACTTTTTAAAATATCATTATTCATTATTTTTAATAATTCATCATATGTATTATACATTTTAACCCATTCAACTGGTTTAAGTTTTTTATTTAATATTTTAATATAATATTTCTCTAAATCTTGTATATTTCTCATAATTACTTCAATTTCACTTATCTTCTTCTTATTGTTATTAAGTTTTGATTTTAATAAATCTGAATAATTTAACCTTTTTTCAATAATTGTTTTATCAATATAAGGTCTACATAAATTTTCTTTTAATGTACGTTCTCCAATTTTTGTCTGTGTTTTATTAATTATTTTAAATAAACTTTTATCATCCTTTCCTTTACTAATTATATTTAATTTATTTAACGTATTCATATATAAATTCATTGATTCGTTTTTATTTATAAAAATCGGCTTTGAGATATTTTCCAACATTTTTTCATTATGATTATATATAAAATCAAATAATTGTATAATAATATATCTTAATATTTCTACATTTTCTAATCCCAAATATTCAATTATATCAATAACAGTATTATTATAAATTTTTTTAAAATATTCTTTTTGAATTTGTAAATTATTTTTATTTTTCCATTCTTGTTCATCTGTTTCTTTATAATGACATGTTACATCTATTTCAAAATTATTAATTAAATATTCTTTATTTAATTTATTTAATTCTTTGTTATTCCTAACTTCTATAATATATTCATTTACATTGTATATTTGATTTCTTTTTATATCATCTATAATTATATCAATATCATTATCATTTATTTCTACTATATTTTCATATATATTTATTTTATTTAGTTTTATATCAAAATGTACAAACCCATATATGACTACTTTTTTATTATTTTTTTTATTAAAATATATATCAAACATTAAATATAAAAGCCCACATTCTTTTACTAATTCTTGTTCGGGATTCATATCATCAAATTCATTATTTGTATATAAATTATTTAAACTTGGTGAAAAAGTTTCTACAACTTTTCTTTGAATTGATGTTTCATTCTTTATTTCATCCATTATAATTACTGTATATCCATTTTCTAATAATACTGGTAAATATTTAGATAATGCTACTTTTGGAAAGCCTACAAATAATGGTAAATTTTCTTTTTTATTCTTTACTCCACCTACAACTATATTTAATAATTTTGCTATTTTTTCTAATTCTTCAATTTTTCCATTCTTTTCATTCTCTAATATATCATAAAATGAACCAATTTGTATTAATATACAAATATTAGTCCATTTTTTCTCACATGTGTATTCTTTATACACTTTTTCATATTCTTTCCAGATATTGATACTTAGAGACATTTTGTTTTACATATTTTTAAAAATATATTTTTAAATAACTTTTTAAAAATTACATAATAATAGGAGGTAAAAATAATTTTGTTTGTATAGGTTGATGTACAGATATAATATCTAATTTTGATTTAATTAAATCAATAATAATAACTATATTTTTATTTTTTATTTTTTTAGGAATTATATCATTTAATTCATTTTTATTAATTATACCAATATTATTATTGGTATAAAATTTATTATCTTGTAAATTTATTATATAATAATTATCTCCATACAATTTATTTATTTCTTTTCTTAATATTCTAAATTGTTCTTTATATTCTAAATTCAATAATAATTCTTTATTTTTTATTAATTTTTCTTTGTTCATTTTAATAATTTATAATATAATTATTTTGTTTTAAATTAATTATAATATAATTTTTTTTTTATAAACTTATATTATAATGAATCAATTTTTAGAAAATCCTTATGTAATGGCTGTAGTAAAAATTTCTATTATAATAGCTATATTATTTTCAAATTTCGAACATCAAACTATTACTACATTAGCAAATTCATCTTTATTTAAAATAGTCTTATTAATTTCTATAGTTTTTGTTTCAAATTATGATGTTCAATTAGCATTATTACTTGCCTTATTATATGTTTCTGTACATTTTAAATTATCTGGTAAAGGTTTACTTGAACCATTTGTTTCTTTAAAATCATTTGTTAAATCAGATGACAATTTAGTATTAATAGAACCTTTACATCAAATATATCCAGGTTGTTTAAACATTACCTTAAACGATATTATTGCATCATTTAATGGAAATACACACGAATTAAACAAAGCTGTACAAACTTCTTATAGAGATATCCTTTCACAAATCGAATCAAAATCAGATCAAGAAAAATTTATGAAACTAGCATATGCAGTTGGTTTACCACATAATGTACAATTAAATGATAAAAATGCTCCTTTAATAGCTACATTACTAGTATATGCAGGTTTTACTCTTAGTCCAACTTGTAAATTTTAATTTAGTTTATTAAATTTATTTTAATTATTTCATTTAAATTATATATTCATCATTGCATATTCATTATCATCTGATATATAATAATTATCATTTATACTTTTAATATTTATATGTTTTATATTTTCATTTATTTTAAACATATAAACATTTATTAATAATGTATTATTATTAATAGTATAATCATATATATCAGTTTCATTATTAATTATATTCAATATTATTGTTTTTAATTTTTCATTTGATTTTTTATTAAATGTTATTTCATCAAAAGGTATATTGTCATTTTCTTCTACTATTATTTTTTTAAACCCTTTTTTTAAGGTATTGTCATTATCATTTATATAAACTTTTTTATTTATATTTTTATTATTTATTTTATATAAATTTTTGAATATATATTTTACAATTTTTAATATATCTTCTTTTTTATCTAAATATATATCTATTACTCTACCCTTTTGATTTATAAAATTATCTATTATTTTCAATCCTTTTTTACTATTTTCTTCTTTATTTTCTTTTTTGTTTTCGTCTTTTATAGATTCATAATTTGTAAATATATCACTAAAATTTATTTCATTTGAATTTTTCTCAAGATTTTCATCGATTTTTTTTTTTGAATCTACAAATAGCGTTGTTAAAATCCCACTTATTGTATCCATTATTATTTCTATATATATTTTATTTCTTTATATTAACTTAAATAAATAAAATCCTTATATTCTGGAGTATATATTTCCATCATTTTCCTTAATAAATAATAATCATATTCTTTATTTCCAAATTGAATATTTTTTTTTAATTTTTTATCAATGCTCATTATTAAATGTATTAGTTCTTTTTCCATATACGGATATCTAAATTCACTATTCCATTCACATCCTATTTTATTTAAATATTTCATTTTATTATTATTTATTTTTATTATAGTATCTTCGTTATCATCAGTTGTATAAAATAATTTTATACCATATCCTGTTAATATTATTCTTGATTTATTTATTATTTCATTTGTTTCTTTGAATTTGCATAAAATATTATATTTAAAACAACTTTCTATGATTTCAATATCATTATTTTCTATAATATTTTTAACTTCTGAATAATCTTTATATTCCTCATTTATTAAATATATAAATATATTATCAAATTTATTTATTTTTTTTATCTGTTCTATCAATTCTTGATTTTCAATATATGTATATATATTTATATTCTGTACATAGTTATATTTTATTATAATTAATAATATAAGTATACTTGTTATATTTCCATCTATGAAAATATTAACATTATCAATATTTTCTACTTTTTCTTTTATAGATTTATTAATAATATCATACATTTTATTATATAATATCGATAACGATATTTCATCTGCTGTATTATATATTATTTCTTGTTTTTTAATTTCATCATATACATAAAATTCTATCATTTTTCTATTATATAACATTTCCTTTTCAAAATTCCATATTGTACCATTTGGAAATTCACCTATTTCATATCTTGAAGTATTTTCCATTATGTGTATAGGTATACCTTTTTTTTCACTTACAAACATATACATAAATGTTTCTTTGTCTTTTACATAATATAAAGACCTTGAACCAAAAATATCTTTACATACTGTAATGTTCATTTCATCATATTTAAATGTATTATAATTTTCGATTATTATAAAATTGTATTCACCTTTTATTTTTTTTATTGTTTCTATAAATCCATATTTTTTATATAATGGCATTATAACTTCAACATCACTACTACTCTGTATATCTTTTTCTGTTATATTTTCATCATCTATTAATTCTTTATAATTATATATTTCACCATCACATAATAATATTTTTTTTGTTTCTGTCTGTAATTCTTTATATTTTATTTTCATATGTTCAATAGGATATTCAAAAGGTTGATCTCCATCATATGTATCATCGTTTATTCTCATTCTATGATTACCTACTATTATATCTAATGGTTTATATTCCTTTATTTCTCTTTTACTCATAATACTTTTTATTACATTCTCATTCATTTTTGTTATATTTAACGTTTTATATTCTTTAATTATTGTGTTATCTATTCCTCTTTTTTTCATTTTCATAAAACTTTTTGTAAATTCTATATTTATCATTCCATTTCCTGAATGTGTTAAAATTAAATAAATACATCCCATATTTATTTAATTACAATATTTAAATCTTTATTATTTAACAAGTTCTTGTATTTTTTCTAAATTATCTTCAATATACTTTTTTATAAGTCTTTTGTTTTTTATTTTTTTTTTTATACATTCATCTATTATTTTCGAAATAATAATTTTATTTTCTTCATTTAATTTTTTATTTAAAATTATATATTTTAATATTATTTCATTAATATTCTTCTTTATATTATCATCTATATCATTACATTTTTCTTTTGTTTCGCAAATTATTATATATTTACCATCAACATCAAACTTTAAATTTGTTATTTCATCTATTATAGATTTTTCTTTATTCCATTTTATATGTCTTGTATTTATTTTTTTAGTATTGTATTTTTTTATAATTTCTTCAATCGTATTATTATCATCTTTTTTTAATTGTCTTTGTACATATTCTTTTATATATTTAATTCTGTTTTCGTTATCTATTTTATTCCAACTTTTATTTATATTTTTTACTGTTTGATTATTCGTATTTAATTTCATTCTTATATAATTTAACATATCTCTATTTATATTAATAATTACATTTTTCTTATATTTCTTACTTTGTTCATACAATTTTATATTTTTTTCATAATCATAAATCTTTCTATTTATTAAACTATCTTTATATTTATAATTTTTACTTTTCTGTATATGCAAATTATACTTTATATTATAATATGTATATATATCAACTTCATTTTTATTATATATATTATGTAAATATTCATTAACTTTATTATATTTTACTTTTACTATCTTTGTTTTAATTTTACTTTTGTTATATTCTTTTATTAATTGTTCTATCTCATTATATAGTTCTACAGTTATTAATTCTTTAATAATTTCATCAATTTCTTCATTTATGTTGTTTATATCTTCAGAGTCATCATTTAGTAAGTAAAAAATTACTTCTTTAAAATATTTACCATTATCTTTTTTTTCAATAAATTCTTTCTTTTCAGTTTTAAGTTTAATCATATTATTCTCAAATTCTTCATCATTTTTTATAAATATTTCTTTGAATTTACCATAATATTTTTCTATTTTATCATAAAAAAATAAATAACTTGGATATTCCTTACAATCTAATTTATCATATATTTCTTTATAGTTAACTGCTTCATTATATTTCATTATTTCCAAATCTCTTTCATTCTTTACTTCTTCAACATTCTTCTTATTGTTATATATATATATTGTTTCAAATTCGTTTTTTATTTTTCTTTCGTGTTTATATTTTTGAAATTCACTTTTTAGTTCTATTAATTCATTCTTCTTTCTACATAATTCATCATAAATTTTATTCTGATAATTTGTAATTTTTATTTTCTCATTTTCACTTATCTTTACATTTTCCTTTTTCTTTAATAAAAATTCAATCTCATATGTTAATTTCTTTATTTCCTCTTTTATATTATTTATCTTATTATAATAATCATCCATTTTATTATAACACTTTTAAATTAATATATATACTTTTTTATTTAATTTTTACTTTGTTTTTATTTCATTTTTTTTTATTTCTACAACATTACCAAAATACTTTTCAATAATATTATTATCTAGTGGATATTCTTCGTCATATATAACATTTTTTATACCTATTTGTACAATTTTTGTTAAACATGTTAAACACGGTTTTGTTGTTATATATATTTTCATATTTTTAGTTTTTTCTTTTAAATATATTATAGCATTTTCTTCTGCATGCATACATATACATATATCTAAATTCTCTCCCGATTTTATTTCTTTATTATTGCATCTAATACAACCTCCTTCCATACAATTTAGCATATTCCTAGGACTTCCATTATAACCTGTAGATAATATAATTTTTTCTTTGTCATCTACAATTATACATCCTACTTTTCTTTTAATACAATTTGATCTTGTTTTAACTACATGTGCTATATTCATAAAATAATTATCCCATGTTGGTCTTGACATTTTTATTAAATATTATTTTATTTTTTAAATTTTTTAAATTTACTTTTAAATATTAATGATACCTGAAAAAATATTAATAAATTTAAAAATAATTTCCCATATTCAAAAAAATGAGAAATTAACTAAATCCTTTAATGGATTTATTTCAATAGATCACCAATCTTCTTATCAATTTATTAAAAGGTTTATATTTAACGATTCTCGCAATCATACTATATCAGAAATTAATTCTATATTAAATGAAACACATTTATATATTAGTGAAATGTTAAAATCTAATTATAATCATTTAAATGTAGAATTAATTAATATACTTTATAATGAATTATCCAATTGTATAAATGGTATATCTAATCTTAAATTTACTTATAAAGATGATTTAAATATATCCTCTCAATTAGATATTATTATTCTTAAATTTCACCATCTTATATCTTTATTATATCCCATTTTAAATAGTAAAGTAATTACATTATAATATTTTATCATTATTATTATATCCCATTTTAAATAGTAAAGTAATTACATTATAATATTTTATCAGTATTATTATATATGACATCTATAAATAATACTGATGAATTAATTAAAATTCAAGAATTTATAAATACATCTTTGGAATCTGAACCATCTGTACAACAAAAGTTCTTAAGTCAATCTTTAAACGATTTTAATAATAATATTTCATTTTCAGTTATTTATATTTTTAACAATATTCTAAATAAACCAAATGATGTTAATTGGTTATCACACTTTTACTCAGTTTTTTCTTATAATAATAATTTTATTTATATTGGTACTTTATTTATACTATTATATATCTTTTTATCTATTTTTACAAATTAATTTAATTTTGTTTCCAATTCTTTCCACAGTTATGACATGTAAAAAAACATGTCATAGGTTCATCTGCTGATCTTACTTGTTTTAAATAATATGTAACTTTTTTACTTTTACATTTTCCACAATTAAACATATCATTATCCTTAATATCAGCATAATTATCATATCCCTCTTTTACACCATATTTTATTTCTAATTCATTCCATTTAATCGGATTTATATCCTTTTCACTCATATTTAAAAATTCATACTCCTTTATTTTTTTATTATAAATATCTTTTAGTAATGTAGGATTATTCTTTTTTTTTATGTTGAAAATTAATTTTAAACTATTTACCAAATAATATTTTTTATAAAAATAATCATCAAATATATTATTTTCATTGTAACCACTATCATCAATTGATTTATTATATATACTTTTTTCCATATTTTTTGAAATTTTATTAATATATTCATTGTCGTCTACCCAATTCATTTCATTTTTTAAAGTATTTAATATAATATCAAATACTTTTTTTCTCTTTTCATGCATTTCATTTTTAATATCCATTTTATTTTTTTTTTTATTTAAATAAAATATTTTCATTTTTCATTTTTTTTATATTTAGTTATATTAAATTATGAATGCTTTACAGAATAAATTATCAGAATTATTATCTACAGATTTTGAAAAAATTGATATTAAATCATTTTTAAATTCAATTCCATCTGATAACGAATTGCTATATGTTCCAAATGAAAATCTAATAGAATTAGATTTTGAATTAATAGATCAAGTAGAAGATCAAGTAGAAGATCAAGTAGAAGATCAAGTAGAAGATCAAGTTGAAAAACAAGTTGAAGATCAAGTTGAAAAACAAGTTAAATCAGATACAAAATATACATTATCTAAAAGTGATTTTGATAAATATTTTAATACAAAAAATACTCAATATAATATTAAATATCCTACATCTGCACCCAAACGTACATCTGCACCCAAACGTAAATCTGCTGGTAAACGCAAATCAGCACCCAAACGTAAATCTGCATCTAAACGCAAATCAGCACCCAAACGTAAATCTGCATCTAAACGCAAATCAGCATCAAAACGTACATCTGCACCCAAACGTAAATCAGCATCAAAACGTACATCAACTACTAAACGTAAATCAGCATCAAAACGTACATCAGCATCAAAACGTAAATCAGCATCCAAACCCAACTCAGCATCCAAACGTAAATCTGCTGCTAAACGTAAATCAGCACCCAAATGTAAATCTGCATCTAAACGTAAATCAGCTGTTAAACGTAAATCTGCACCTAAACGTAAATCAGCATCCAAACCCAACTCAGCATCCAAACGTAAATCTGCACCTAAACGTAAATCAGCATCCAAACCCAACTCAGCATCCAAACGTAAATCAGCACCTAAACGTAAATCAGCATCCAAACCCAACTCAGCATCCAAACCCAACTCAACATCCAAACCCAACTCAGCACCTAAACGTAAATCAGCATCCAAACGTACATCAGTTGTTAAACGTAAATCAGCACCTAAACGTAAATCAGCATCCAAACGTACATCAGTTGTTAAACGTAAATCAGCATCCAAACCCAAATCAGCATCAAAACGTAAACAAGTTGTTAAATAAATACATAAATAATTTATAAAACTAAAAAAATAAATATTAAAAAATTAATTTATTTTTTAATATTATAATAATATAATGGAAATTTCTAAATTAGTAGATTCTGGTTTAAATAATGTAAAAAATATTATACAATCAAATAATTTTGTTTATGCATTAGTTTATTTACTTTTAATAGTATATACTGTACAAATATCTCAAAATGTATCAACAAAAATGATGGCGTCACTTGTTAAAAATTCTTTCTTCAAATTATTTATATTTGTAATTATTTTATGGACTGCCAAATTTGATGTAACTACATCTATATTAGTTTCATTAGCATTTATGCTTACAATTAATTATTTAAATAATGCACCATTATGGGAATTACTAGAAAATGTTGAAAATAAAACTAATAATGTAGATGTAACAGTTGTACCTTCACAAGAACTTGCATTAGATAAAGTTAATAATGAAGTCCAAGTTGAAACACCTGTTGTAAATACAGTAAATGAGACAGGTGCTGTTATAGTAAAACCAACTGTTACAGAAAATGGAGAAGTACAAAATCCCACTATTTTGGTATCACCTGTAGTTGTATCAACACCAGAAGGAGAAACTAAATTAGTAATACCAAATGTTCAAATAACACAAACACCAGTACAAGAACAATCAAAAGTTCAAGAACCAGCTCCAGCACAAGAACCAGCTCCAGCACAAGAACCAGCTCCAGTACAAGAACAAGCAAAAGTTCAAGAACAAGTTCCAGCACAAGAACAAACTATAAAACAAGAAATGGATAATGGTTGTTATCCTCATAGAAATGTAGACATGAATTTAGTTAAACCATATACAAGTAATAAAATTGCACAATTAGGAAAATTATAAATTTTCATCTATTAAAAATGTTGTTATTTCGGAATTTGTTTTAATTATATTATTTTTAATAAGTTTTTTATTTTCTTTATGTTTAAATAAATCTTCAAATGAATTATTTAAATTTATATTAAAAATATTTATTTCACTTGATTTAAAATGATTATTATAAAAAGCTTTACGACCATTAAAGTGTGATTTATATACAGAAAAATTATCAAAAAGATCAATTATTAAAGGAGGTTCTATAGTATGTTCTTTTCGAAAGATACGACCAACAATTTGTTCTAAATTTCCATTTTCATTTTTTACAGTATTAGATAAATGACCAATATATTTTTTAGGTGTAGTTAATATAAGAGTATTTAAATCTTTTTCAGAAACACCTTCTTTAAAAACGGAAAATGTTGCAAGAATTACTTGACATGATCTGGAAACATTCATATCCTTTTCTTTCATACCACCTACAAAAATACCAAATGTAAATGAAACATTTTTAGATATTAATAAATCGAATAATGTTTGTAAATGGGATCTTCGATCACTAAGAACTAAAATTTTTCTAGTAGGTTTAATAACTTGTAAAATAATTTCTATAATGAGATTATTACGTTGATTCATAGAAATCAGATCACTTAACATTGTTGTAAATTGTAATTGTTGTTTACCAGTTAATTTACTTATATTTGTTACTTCTTTATAATTATCACTTGTAATTTTAAGTACATGAATTAAAGGATTTAACCCTTTGCGTTCTAGTTTATCTTTTGAAACAATATCACCAATATGCCATTTAAAAACATATTCACAACCATCACTTCTTTCCGGTGTAGCAGATAAACCAATAGTATAAAGAGATGTTAATTTAAATAAAACTTTAGAAAAACTACGTGTAGAAATATTATGAACTTCATCAAAAACACACGTTTTAATATCTGAAAATAATTCTATAGGATAATCAATAGAAGATAAACTTTGTAACATAGATACAATAATATCACAGTCATTAACATCAATATTTTTAGAACCTTGTAGAATACCTATCTTAGCATTTGGTAGAAATTGCGATATTTCATTTTTCCATTGATTTAATAAAGGAATCTTATTAACTACAACAATAGTTTTACCTTTTAATTTACTTAATACATATAATACAGTAACAGTGTTATGAGTAATACTCATGTCATGTAATAAAAAACGTTTATTATCAGATAGTTCAAAACCATAAAAACAATCAATTTTATCATATTTAATATCTAATTTATATAATAGATATTTTTTTGAATTTAAATTATGTATTTTTATACCATTTTCAGTTAATATATAATCAATACATAAAGAATTACAAATAAATAATATATCATGTAATAATAAATTATTAATATTAGATGTATCATTAAGTATTAATCCTTTTAAAAATTGTAATTTAGATTTATTATTAGAAATTAATAGTTTGTGATCAAGACTTGATTTTAAAAGATTAATATTTTTTCCATAATTATAAGCATTAGTATATTCAAAATTAAATATAGAGTTTATATTTATTTTACATCCGTATAAATTATTTTTTACATATTCTGGTAATTGTAAATATTCACGTATAGATATTTCAATAATATTTAATTTTGTAGTATTATAAAATTTTATTAACTTACAAATTTTTAAAAAAGAATTTGTAATATATTCATTAAATTTTTTATTATCAAAATCATATCCTGTAAAAAACCATTTTAATTTATTATTAATATTTTTTTTTTTGAAACAATAGTTATTATTAAATGATAAACAAAGAATATGATCTGAATTTGCTCTGTATATTTTTTGTTTAGTATTTAAATTAGTAATATTATACATATTATCATAACCATGAATAATAGATTTAACTATACGAGGTTTTAAATCATCACCCATTAATTCATCACCTATTTTTAAATTTTGAATATTTAAAATATTACCATTAGATAAAATTAAATTAGTTTCTTTTCCTAAACATTTACCAAAACCAGTACCTAATTGTAAAATACCACCACCATTTTCTTTACAATTCTCTAATAATAATTCAGCTGGCTTTTTTTGTTCAGGGAACAATGATCCATTAAATTCAATATTTTCAGAAAAAAATTCACCTAAATAATTTTTTGAACATTTTACTTTACCAAATTTTTTTATACCGTACATTTTAGGTATATATAATTTATTTTTAGTTTCTATATATACATTATAATCTTTAAAAGGATAATTTCCTTCTTGTAAAGGTCTTGCTTTTAATTCATTTTTAATTTCTAAAAGTTGTTTTTCTGTAAAATTATGTTTAAACAAAACATAACCAAATTTAGATAAATAATTTTCGTTATTCATTTTTAATTTATTTAAAAACTAATACTTTTTAAATAAATTCATTTTTATTAATTATGAATTCCTCGTTTAGAACTGTAATTAAATGAGTTTGAAATATCTTGAATTTCTGTTATTTCTAATACAAAAGAATAATCTAGATCATTAAAATCATATAAAGTATTATTATAATTTAATACGCTAAATTCTAATTCATTTAGTTCAGGTAAAGGAGATGGTTCATAAATTTTAGGATTACTCAAATAATTAAATACCATACTTCCTGGAGATTGATCTAATGTTATTCTTGCAAAAATATTATTTACATTACCAGTATTTATCATTGTTGATAATTGTGGAGAAGTTATAAAAACATAATTTTCACCTTCTAAATTAATTGATCTAAATAATTTATCATTTTTAGTATTTGTCTGAATACCATTAAATCCATGTTTTAAAGAATTTACAAAAATATTTGAACCACCTGCATAACCAGTTATAGTTGTAAATTCTCGACAGTCAAATGTTATTGTATGTTCATCTTTTATTTCACGAATAGAAAATTTAGTATTATTTAAATCTTTTATATCACCAATATTAGATACACCATATAAGTAAAAATCATTATTCATTCCTAAATCACCAGTTGTACCATTTGATGTTATACCACCAGGAAATGTTATTAAAAAAGTATCATCATCAATTTTATTTACAGTATAAAACCCATCTATTACAGGTACTGTATTTGTTCTACTAATACGTATTTTATCACCTGATACTAAATTATGAGGTAGTAATGTTGAAATTTCAACATTATAAGGTGGATTATTTATAGATTTTATTTCAAAAATTGAATTAAATCCATGATGTGGAAAATTTAATTCAAGTGTTTGAATACCAATCCAACTAGATTCTATATTACTTATATTTGTAGTAGTAATATTTACGGTAAATGTTGTTGAATTTAATATTCCAAATACAGTTAGAATACCATTTGTTGTTTCGTAAATTGATGGTGTAGTTTCAAGATTATTTATTTTTATTCTATCTCCTACTTTTAAAACATGTTCAGACGATTCTATTTCAAAAGTTGTTAAAGGAGAACCAGGTATAACATTTACTATTTTTAATATAGTACTATGTATTGGATCTATAAAACTCATATAACCACCCTTTCCTATATCACTGACAAGATTGTAATTAAATCCACCATTATTTAATATTGATCCTTGTAATATTATTTTATCATTATTTAATAAGCTATAAATTCTGTGAGTTCCAGTAAATGATGGTATACTTGGTATATTATATAAGATTATATTTGTATTTATTTTATCTTTTGTAATAAAATTATCAGTAAATGTTTGTAATATTACTGTTTTAATATCATTATTTTCTATTGATAAAATATTTATTATTACATTATTTATATTTATTTGTCCTGTATTATAAATTCCAAAATCTAATGGATTACTTACATTAACAACTATTGATGTTGGAGTTAAAATTTTAATTACATCACGAGTACCATCTACAAATAAAGTAGATGATATTGTTACATGTTCACCTATTGATAATAAAGGATCTAAATTATGTGGTGTATCTAAATTTATTTTTACTGTATAAAAATTTTCAATAGACTTAAAATATATAGAAATAGGTTGTGCACTATTTTCATTAGGAAAACCAATATTTGGATAAACTTGATTTTCATATTCTCCAAATAATAATTGAAATGGCGCAACTTTACCAGATTTTATAGTATTACCACCACCTAATACAGTTTCTGCAGCATTTATATTAACTTCAAACCTGTATGTATCTTGATTTATAACTACAATTTCATGAAATCCGGTTAATACAGATGCTGGAATACCTGCAGTAGTTTTAACATTTTCTAGATAAATTGTATCACCTGTAAAATATCCATGATCTTCATCTGTAACAGTTATTACACCAGTATTAATAGTTGTTGATATTGGATTATTTGCTAATTGACGTAATATTAATGATGTGAATGTTACAATATCTGTTTCTATATCTAAATTTACAATAAATGAATGAAACCCATCAGTTTTATTTTGTCTTTTAATTAAATTCATTTTTGATTGTATTTCTCTTTGTAATGTAGTTGCAGTATATGTACCTATTCTTAAATCAATAGAATATATTGGATAATAGTTTGTTATAGAATCTATAATATCTAAATCTATATCTTCTTTATTTATCCAATATATTTTATTATTTGATGAGTTTATTACAGCATCTGTATTAGGAAATTCAATTCTTGATAATTTAATTTGTTTTACATTATAAAAAGTTCTTCCTAAAAAAATTTTAAAATTATTTGCTTTATCAAATAATTTTTTATTTCTATCTCTTGAATCTATATTTACATAAGACACAATTTCTTTTGTATTTCTTTCCAATATTTCATTATTTTCTATATTAAATTTATTATTTTTATAAGAATTTGTATTAATTAAATTTTTTTCGTCTGTTTCATCCATGTAAACAATATTATTTACATTCATAATTTCTAATTTTTTTTGCAATAATTCATCTTGTCTTTTTTTTTCTTGATCTTTATAAAATTTTCTAAATTCTTCACCTATATTTTCTGATAATTCTTCATTAAATGTTGGTACTTTAATAAACTTATTAGTTGATATTAAATCATTTTCATCAAAATTCATTTATATTCATTATATAAAAAATTAATTAAAAAAAAAAATAATCCTTTAATTAATATTTAAAATTTATTTCATTCTATCAACTACTAATAAAATCAGTATTCCAATTAATAATAATATTATTATTTCATTATATACATTATTTGAATTTATATAACTAAATTTATGTTTATACATTTGATCACATGATTTACATTTTAATAAATGTAACATTAATTTTAAATGATCATCATTTTGTAAATCTTCATTAATTGTAGTATTTTGATAATTTTCTTTAATTGTAGTATTTTGATAATTTTCTTTTTTTTTATATGTTGGAAAAACATTTGTTAAATAACCATAAGTCATTTATTATATTATAATATTATATTATTTATTTTTTCTTATTTTTATTTCTTTTATTTATTGTTATATTTTTAATTGTTTCTTTTTCTAATTCTTTTTTTCTTTTAGATTCTTCCATTTTTTTAAATATTTCATCAATACCATCATTACTATCACTATCATTTAATGTTGGTGTTTTTAATTTAGATGGTTCAAAATCTTCTGTTGTTGTTTTATTTAATTCTTTCATCATTCCATTTCCACCACCACCAGAAAACATTGATAAAACAGTACCTAATATATTTGGTGTAGAATTAGTTGATCCACCCATCATTTTTTTAGTTATAGCAAATGAAATTGCAGACATTGACAACATTCCTGCTAATTTTAATTCTGGTGACATTTGTATTACATGTTTGTATTTATCATATAATTCTGCTAGAACTTGATCATACTCTTCATTTTCTAAAGAATATGCCATAGCTTCACTCCATCCATTTAAATCTAAACCAACTGGATCTAATTGATTATTTAATATTTCTATCATCAATACAAATGCTTTTAATACTTTTTTATATTGTTCAACTGCCATATCATTCTTTTTTTTTTCTGTCATTTGATAATATGCTGTTTGTAATTCGTCAAGTGTATATGTTATATCATACTTAAAATATTTATCACCTTTAATTTTTGTCATTTTATATAAAATTTCCTTTTTCTCATTTTTGATATGTTCATTTTTATTTTCTTTATTCACAATTCTTCTTTTATAAGAATACATTTTATCATCAGATTCTGTTGTACTTAATGATCTTGCTTTACTAATTGATTTAGATTTAATAGAACTTGTTTTTACACTATATTTTTCTGATTCTTTTTCAGATTCTTCTTTATCATTTTTTTTTTCTATTATTTTTTTTTCATTTGCTAATACTTCTAATATTGATAATTCATTATTTTTATCATTTAATTTATCATCAATTGAATTTTCTTTATCTAAATATGTATTATTATCCATTAGTAAATTTTCTATCGAATTGTCTATATCTTGTGACATTTATTATTTTCATATATTTATTCTTTAAATTTTAAACTTATATTAAAATAATATGAAAATAATAAATTTTATTCAACTATAGATCCCATTAATAAAAATCTCATTATACCTAAATCTGCTACATAATATTCTAAAATCAATGGTTTGTCATTAGATATTAATATATTTAAATTATCACATAAATGTGATGCTTTAATAAAATACATTAAATAACTTAAATTATATCTTCCCTGTACAATTTTATTTGAATATTCTGATGTAAATTTAGCTGTTCTTACATCTTCTCCATTTTGTTGTAATAATTCTCTTTGGTGTTTATTTGTATTTTCATCTATCTCTGTTATAAGTGTTGTATATTCTGCTACACCATCATTCGAACTAAAAATTAATTGTTTTCCTATCGATTTTATATCAACATGTGTTCCTTCTAATAAATGAATATCTTTTATTATTTGTTGAAATTGTATAGAAGGAATATTTATTACATAGTCATATTGTATTTCAGGTATAGTTTTTATTGCATTATCTAATACCAATAATGGTAATTTGTAATTTTTTACTTTACCCATAAATAAATCAGTTAATTCAATTCCTAATTTATCTTCTTCATTTTTATTCATATAAAATGTTATAGTATCTCTTCTTGTTACAGATTTTATTGATTTGAATAATATAACTGTGTCGATACCTATTATAACTGGTCTCTCACAATAAAATGATTCAAATTTATTTGCATCTAATTTTATAAATGTCAATGATACTTTTGATTCATCTGTTGTTGATATTTTTATACCATCTTTATTTATAATTAAGTTTGTTTCCTTTATATATGGTTTTATTATCTCAAAACAATTTTTAAGTATAATTGATTTTAATGTTTTTATTTCAAAAAGTCGTTCAGTCATTTATTTATTTTTAAAATTTTATTTAAACTAATTTTTATTTTAAATATTAATATTCTGCTCCTAAAACTTGTGTAGTACTTCTTAATAATCTTTCTTCTCTTGTTGCTTTATTTAATCTTTCTGTAAACATTGGTGTTTGTATATCTCTTAAATATGCTAAATGTTGTTTTATATAAGATAATATTATAGGAACACTTATATCTACTACTATTTTATTCAATTTATCTATTTCTTTTTTATAGTCTTCTTTTAGTTCATTTTTTTCATCATCGTTTTTAGGAATTTTAGGATGTTCTTTATATTGTAAATATACAGACTTCATTATATCTAATAAATCATTTTCTGGTTGTTTATCTATATATAACTCTGTTATATTATACACCTCATATTTTATTAATTTTTGAACATTATTTATATTTATATTTGAAAAAAATAAATCTGATAATAATGTTTCTTCATATAATCCACGCATTGCTACTCTTGTTCTTACACCTTTTGTACTTATATTATTTGTACTTATATTACTTTTGTTTTGTTGTTTAATATTATTTAAAGAAGAAATAATGTCATTATTTAATAATTCCATTATTTCTTCTTTTATATATTTAGTTGATCTATTATCTTTTAATAATTCAGTCTCTCTTTGTATATTCTCCTCAAATATTACAGGATGATAATTGTATTTATCCATTTTAATATAAATAAATATTTTAATTTAATTTCATATATATAAATAATTTATGTAATAAAAATTCTAATTGTATATTTTTAATTTTTTTTCTTTTCACTACATTTATTTCTAATATATATTTTATAAAATTATCATATACATCTTCTAAATTTTTATCATACCTAATTAATTTATTCATAAATATTCCTTCTTTTTTATATTTTAAATATAAAATACATTCTTCATTTGCTATTTCAAATGGATTACATTCATATATAATATTATATATACATACTCCTAAACTCCAAATATCAATTTTTTCAGGTCTTATATAATTATATTTATCTATATATAGTTCAGGCGGATAATGCCAGTTTATACTATTATTATGTTTTTTATATAACATTGTTTTGTTTGTCTCTTTATATATAAGACTCAATCCAAAATCAATTATTTTTACTTTTTTATGTAGATTATCATATAAAATATTGTCAATTTTTATATCCATATGTGCTATACCAATATTATGTAAATATTTTACTCCTTCAATAATTTGTGTAATTATATTTTCCTTTTCATTTATATTTAATCTATTACATGAGTTGTCTATCAAAACATTAAATAAATCATTTCCTATAATATATTCCATAATAATTACTTTATAATTATCATCGTTATAATAATCATGCATATTTATAATATTTTTGTGATTTACCATTTTTAATATATTTATTTCATGATTGTAAATAGAGTTGTTTTGTATATATTTACAAGCACAAAATCTTAGTTTTTTTTTATCATAATACATTTTTACTTCACCCCATGACCCCTTTTCAATATCTTTAATATACTCGTATTTATTATCAATTAAATCCATCATCTTTGATTGTTTATTTTTAATTGTTCATATTTATCTATATTTTTTTAAAATTCATTTTTTTTAAATCAATCCTTTCTTTCTCTCCCCAATCTATATATAATTTATTTGGATATGTATATATAACCTTATATCCTTTATGTTTTAATTTATTTATTATAAATAATATACATTCTTCTAAATTATAATATGTTTCTATTAACACTATCGGTACATCAAATATTAAATATGTATGTGTTGTTGTTTTATTTTTTATAATGATTTCGTCTATACATTTTTTTAATATTTTTGTATATATTTCTTGTTTTTTTTTTGTCTGTTTATCTTTTACTTTATGTAAATTGTCAACTGTTGGAATTTTTAATTTTTCCATTTATATTATCATATAATTATATTTTTTATTTATTTATCTTCCCGTACTTTGTTGAATTTTTGTTAAAACAATTAATAAATTTTCTTTTACATTAGGTAATTCAAATTCTTGTGCTAAATACATTCCAGTTAATATTAATAAAATATCATAAAATACCATTTTATATTAACTTTATTTGAATAATTATTTAAATTAATTTTTCAAGTTTTTCTAAATCAACCAACCATAAATCATATTCTGTTGAATTATTTAATTTTTCATATTCTTCTTTTTTATTCTTAATACTTTTATTTAATTCATCTATTTTATTTTTTGTTAATGTTCTTATTGACATATTAGTTAAATAATCATACGTATTTTCAAGTTTAATATAACCACTATCTTCTAATTGTTTGTCTATCTCATTTATATCCTTTTTTATAATTATGATTTTTTCATTGATAAAATCTTGTATAAATTTAGATTTTTGTTCAAGTATAATTAATTCATTTTTTATTATATTTATACAATTTTGTTTTCGCAATTTATAATATTCCAATCTTTTATCATAAAAATCTAATAATATTTCGTTTAATGAATTGTACTTTTTTAAACTTTTATTATTAAATAAATACATATTATTATGTGATTGTGTTTTTGTAAGTTTTAATAATGTTTCAAGTTCATTATTTTCTATTAATTTATCTAATATATCTTCTGATTTAAATGTAATAATAATTTTTATATTTGTATTTTCATCTAATGACATATTTTTAATATCTGTAATAACACTAGCATTTTCATCTTTTATTTTCTTTTCAATATATTCTTTATATTGTGTAATCCAAACACCAATAGGTAATTCTGTAATAATAATTGTTTTATTTTTTCTTTCCCATTTTCCATTTATAATATATTTATTATCTTCCTTTTTTATTATATCACCTTTAAAATTTTTATACCACGGTTTTAATTCTTTTAATGTTTTATTATATATCCTTAATTTTATATTATCTATAATATCCTTTGGATTACATTGTGGAATAAATGTAGAATAACCTGTCCCTATTCCTTCACATCCATTTACTAAAATCATTGGAATTACAGGTACGTAAAATTCTGGTTCTACTTTTAAACCATCATCTTCTTTATATTCTAATAAATTATCATCATTTTTATCAAATATATTTTTTGTAATTCCATTTAAATATGTATAAATATAACGTGGTGATGCTGCATCTTTACCACCTAACAACCTTGAATTATGTGTTATAATATAATCTTTATGTAATGTTTCTATTATAAAACGTTTATTACCATCTAGTTCAAACCCTACATAATTATCTAATCCTATTTCTTCTATTCTACATAGTTTATTAGTTGATTTTTTTCTTTTTGTAGTATTTATATTTATATAAATATAATATCTATAAAAATTAAATTTATTTTTTTTTACTTTTGTTTTAAATTCTAAATACGTATTTACAAATGTTTTAAATAAAATTATTAAACTTGTAAATTTTTTTCTATCATACAATTCTATTTTATGCCAACCATTTTTTTTACTTACTTTATATGAATCTAATAAACCAAATACAAAGTCCAATCTGTCACTTAAACGAGTATATATATATTCTGGTGGAATACTATTATTATAGTTTCTTTCTTTTATCTTAATTTTGTCAATCCATTTCGAACATAATTTATATTTACAAGTTTTTGAATATTGTAACATATTAATTTTATTATTTTTACAATAAGTGTTCCATTCATTGTAACTTTCTATATTTTTAATTTTTAATACATAAGAATTTATATGTGATAAAAACCAATTACCATAAATATATGGTGGAATAGTTATATTATTATTAGTTTTCCATTCTAGTATATTATCATAATATGTATTCGTAAATTTCAATTTTAAATATAATGGTAATTTTAAATAATCTTCTACTTTAATATCTACCTTTTTATATTTATTTATTATATTTTTTACAATATTATTTATTTTTTTTGTTTCTATTATTTTTTCTTTTAAAGTTTCAATATCAAATATTTTTAAATATATTTTATTCTTTGTATATGTTCTATTTATTTTATATGTTAATGTAAGAATATGTTGAGAATTTACTACATAATATTTATTTTTATCATAATAAATTTTATACATAATATCCCTTCCTTTTATAGTTTCTAAAACATTTAGTATTGAATTATCATCACCTTGTAACAAATCACCTTTACATATATCCTTTGCATACTTTACTCCTTTTATAGTTACAACTTTAGTATATGGACTTAAACATCCATGATTCCCATCGGGATATAACAAATTTATATTATTTGTTCCAATAAAATCCTGTGACATTGTTATAATTGCTTGTTGTAAACTTGCTTCACCATGATGATAACTAGTTTCTGCTGATACATATCCTGATAATTGTGCTACTTTAATTGACTTAGTAATATTATTACTTAACATATAATATAAAATTTTTCTTTGAGATGGTTTTAATCCATCCATTAATTGTGGTATAGACCTAATATTATCATAATTAGAAAAATGAATCAATTCCTTATTTATTAAATCAGAATATGATATATTTTTCTGATTTAAATCCAAATAAACATCTTTATCATATTCTTTTAACCATTCTTTTCTTTTATTTGCAGATACATCCTTATCTTTACTAAATGCTAATAAAATTGAATCTTCACATTGTTTATTTTTATAATAATAATTTATCATCAATTCATTAATCCTACTAAAAATTTGTTTTGCATCATCTTTCTGTGATGTACCTAATCCCTTATAATATTTTATTTTTAAATTTTTAATATCATTATTATTTTTCCATTTATTATATTCTTGTTCAGTATAAAACTCTAAATTTTTATTTTTTGCAAAAATTTTAACAATAGGTGTCCTTAGACTTTGTATAAAATCAATTTTTAATAATTCTGGCCAATAATAATGAATAAAATTAATAAATAAATTTTTTATATGACTTCCATCTACATCTGCATCCATTAATAACATTACTTTACCATATCGCAATTCTTCAATACTATTATATTTTTTACCATGTTGTAATCCAATGATTTTTTTAATATTATTTAATTCCTCATTATTTAATAACTGCGAAGAACTTGCATCACGAATATTAATTATTTTTCCTTTCAAACTAAATACACCAAAATAATCACTACCTATAACTGTTCTTCCCCACATTGCAAATGTTTTTGCTGAATCACCTTCTGTTAAAATTAATGTACATTTATTTGATTTTGTAGTTCCTGCAAAATGTGCATCTTCTAATTTAGGTATATATAATTTATTTACTTTCTTTCCATTAGTCGATTTACTTAAATCTACAGTTTCTTTTATTTTACAAAACTCTACAATATCATCTGTAATTTTACTTTTATATAATTTATTAATAAATTGATCTGATACTACAATATTACATCCAAAATCTTTTGATGGTGTTGTTAATTGTTCTTTAGTCTGACTATTAAATGATGGATTTGCAACTGTAGATCTTAAAAATAAAAACATTTTGTCTTTAATAAAATTCGGTTTTAATTCTTTTAGTTTTTTCTTTTCTTCCAATAGTTTTTTAAATTTGTTAATAATTTGATACATTATATAATCTACATGTTTTCCTCCTTGTATAGTAGAATTTCCATTTACAAATGATACTTGTTCATATTGTGAATATGGTACAATAGCATATTCCCAAATATACTCTGTAATTTCTCCATTTTTATTTTTAAATTTTTCAAAATGCAATTCTGAAATAACCTTCTCACCATCAAAAAAATATTTAGTATAATCAACAAGTCCTTTTCCTTTTAATTTTTCACCATTAAAATATACTTGAACATTGCTATTTGTACAAGCAATGCAATCTAATACACGTTTGAATATAAGCAAAATAGTATCATCTTCTAGTCCTTTCATACCAAAACGTTCATAATCAGGAATAAATGTTATTTTAGTGTAACTTTTACCTGAATTTTTTGTAATTTTTGCTTTTGTTTTTTGTGTCATATTTTCTGAATATTCTTGAATAAACTTTTTCTTTTCTTCAGAATCTATCGTCTCAATAATAAATTTTTTTGAAAAAATATTCGACACTTTACTTCCCAAACCATTTGTACCTGCTCCAGTTCTTGTATTATTATCATTGTAGTTACTTCCTGATAGTAAATAACCAAAAATAAGTTCTGGTACATAAATATTATGTTCTTTATGTAATTGAATAGGAATACCACTCCCATTATTCCATACACTTATTTCTCCACTTTCTTTACAATATTCTACTTTAATTGTATTCACAGTTAAATCACGGAAAGAATGATCCGTTGCATTTGTTAATACTTCATCAAATATTTTCATAAATCCTGGTGAATATTCTATCATTTTTTTTTCCATTTTCAATTCACCATTTTTATTGTATGGTACCCATAATTCTTCAATTTGTTTTTTAACAGAACCTATATACATACCAGGTCTATGTAAAACATGTTCCCTTTGAGATAATTTTTTATATTTATCTTCTATTTTCATTTTGTTAGGATTTTAAATATTTAATAATATTTTTAAATAAATTTATTTTTTAAAACATTAAAAGTTTTTCATTTTTTTTTTATACAATCTTATATTAATATGAAACCTGTTTATCCAAATAAACCAACATTTAATAATTCGTTAGGTAGGATTTTACAACATGAACTTTATCTTAATCAAGCTGTTTTAACAAATTCATCTCCAACCTTTAATAATCTTCAATTAACTGGTGATGCAACTATTAATGGATCTTTATTTGTTTATGGTAATACTACTCTTTTAGAGACTAATTTAATAGAATTTGAAGATAATATTATACTTTTAAATTCTAAAGAAACTGGAAATGGTGTTTTTTTAAATAAAGCAGGTATTGAAATTGAACGTGGAAATTTAGAAAATTTTCAAATTGTTTATAATGAATCTAATTTATCTTTACAAGCCGGTTTTATATCTAATTTAAAAAATGTAACAACACATTCAAATCCTGTTAATAATCAATTTATGTTCTGGGATTCAACTAATAATCAAATAGTTTCTTCTAATAATTCTGTTATAGATTTTACATTTTATTCTACAACTGAATCAGTTAATCTTACAACTGCTTCTTTAGTAGTAAGTGGTGGTTTATCAATTCTTAAAGATACTCGTATAAATAAAACTCTCATCTTACAAAATGCTACAAGTTCTTCATCTATTTATACAAATAATTCTAAAAATCTTGTTTTTTCTAGTCCTAATAATATTTCTTTAGAACCATTTGGAAATCAAATTACTATTCCTAAAAATATTTATCTCTCTTTTAATACAACAAGTCAATCTATTAGTTCCGACAATTTTAATAATTTTATTATTTATTCAGGAAACTCTATTAATATTACTGCAAGTTCTATAAATATACCAAATCAAGTTCCTTTAACATTTTCTACTGCAACTGAAAAAATATATACTGATAATTCTAATAATATGGTTATTGAATCTAATAATTCAATTATTTTAAAACCTAATATTTCTAATTCTGTTTCTATTCCTGCAAATTATTCTTTATCATTTTATTCTTTATCTCAACGTATTACTTCAAATATTAATAATGATCTTTATATTTATTCAGGTAATGATTTATATTTATCACCTGGAATTAATCAAAATATAAAATTACCAAC